CCAGCATTTAATGTAAGCGATGATACTGTTTCGTGTATGTCTCTACCAGTATTTGTTGCATGATCTGTTCCATAGCTGCCATGATAGTATATTTTACTTGCACCACCACTTATAACATGCTCACTATCATCTCCTGAAATAACTTTACAGGAAAATCCTTTGTAAGCATTTGCTATAGTAGGAAGTGTAAGTGTTATTGCAGAACCAGATAAAACAAACGCTTTACCATGATCTGCAGGAACTATACTATAAGCTGCTGTTTTACTTTCAACAGAAGCGCTTGAACCACCTAAGTAAGGTCTAGCCATAATTGACCTCCTTAACTAATTTTAAATAGATGATGACTTTCCATAAGGGATATACCAACACCTTCATCGGAAAAGTATTGATCTTTTACTCCATCAAAAGCATTATCAGTTTTAATATTAGTTTGGTACATAGGTGAACGATATTGAGCATGGAACAGGTTCTCTTCACTTACAGCAAGCATATACTTATTGTAAGGGCCACGTAATGCAGGAGTTGGAATTAACTGAAGGATACCATGAGGCGTTTCAAGGATTTTATAATTAAATCCAAGAGAGTCTCTTTTCATATCACTCATATTAACTGTCCAACCAGAGCTACCAGCCATTCCAGTGTTACCAGCTATTTTAGACCAATATCCTAAAGCACCAGCACCACAGAAAGCTCGCTTAACACCAGCTTCTGGTACATACTGGAATACTTTTTCCATATCGTCTACAAAATCGCTATAACTGTAACTAGCTTCAGTAATGCTGAATACGTTCTGATAATCATAAGAACCAGATTCGCCATATTTATCCATAGCACTTACAATACCATAAGTTGTACGGATAACATTTCCAGATGCATCTGTTCTTCCATCATCAGCAAACGTTTCATCTACGTTAGAAGCTTTATTACCAGCATCATATGCAGATTCTCCTAAGCCAGTTCCACTATCACGCTGTCCAAAAAGGAATGCCTTTTCTTTTTGCATTTTGTGTTCTTGACTTTTTTGTGCACGTAAACGTGCCAACTCTGAAGATTCACCACGTAGTGATGCTGCTAAAAGAGTTCCAGTAATTTGCAAAGGAGTTTTAAATATCTGTGAAGAATTATAAACTACTTGCAATTCATCAGCCCAAGCTTCAGGTGCTGTCATACCTTCACCCTGTGCATTACCAATTACATAGTTAATACCATCATCTGGTAAAGCAAATGCTGCACCTGATAAAGATTTAACTGTTAGTTCTGGAGTTGAAGAAACTGCAGTAACAACTGCGGTTCCTAGCTTACTTGATTCAGCTGCATTCCAGCATTCGATTACTAATCCAATCCAAGAATCATCTGGAGTAGAAGCTAATCCAACAATACCGTCAACTGGTAATGATCCAAGACCAGTATCATTGTCTGGCACTGTTCCCGGTGTTCCTTTATTCCATAGGAACTTTTGTTTTACCCAAGGATTACGATGTTCAAACATCTTAAAAATTGGGTCTGGTACTTTACGCTGTTCTCTATTTGAAATCACCGTAGTAAACGGTGCTACGTCAGTCCATAGTTCTTTTACAACTTGAGGGGTAACGTAAAAATTCCGTCTATCGGTATAGAGAACTCCAGCGGAGCCACCATTATACATCGACTTTAATGTTTCAGCCATTGTATTCTACCTTTCTATCTTTTTAAAGAGAGTAAGCCTTGATTAAACAGGTCTTCATCACTTTTAGGTGATTCAGATGTGCCAGTCTCAACCGCTGCTGATCTTGGCATTGATAAAACCTCTTGAGATTTCATCATATCTTGTTTTTTCTGCTCTACCCTTGCGTCGGGCGCATCCTTCATCATATAGAGTTTTATAAGATGATCAACTGTTACGTTCTCAGGGTTACTTGCCCAATTGACGAAATCACCAGCTTTGGTTTGACTCAAGCCATATCCATTCATAGCATGTGACATAGCATTGTTTTGTACCATTGCTGTTTGTTGTTGAGCATATGCATACTCATATTGAGCACGCATTTGCTTTTCTCTGTTTTCGTCTTTTTCTTCAAGATAGCCCATATAATCGTCTTGATATCTCTCCTTCTCTAAACGATATTTGAAAGATGTACTCTCAGGATCGTTATACGCATCGACCTCGCTGTAGCTGACTGGTTTTTCTGGTTTGACGGGTTGCTTCAACGAATCCTCTTGAACTCCAACTTGTTGTTGGGGTTGTCCATTAGGTTGTCCGTTGGAGACCGTTGACTGCTGCTGCTGTGCTAGATTTCTAAAATAATCTCGTTCTTGCTGTGCATTCGATAGTTCGCTCTTTACCTTGTCTGCCTGACTTTGCCAATATTCAAATCTACTCGAGTCTTCCTTTGCAGGTTGTACTTCAGGACTTTCTGTGCTCTCAGCCTGTTGTCCGTCTACAGGCGTTTCACTGATCATCGGTTGGTTTACATCTACATCGAAACTCTCTGGTTTCATTGCATCTCCTGCGGGTACTTCAGCATCCATCAAAGGGATATTCGCTTTTTCTACCTCGTAACCATACGGTGATTTATCAGGTTCTATTGCTGCACTTTGTGTTTCAGCCATTATTCACTCCTTGCGATTTGTTTATTTCAGCAACCGCTGTTATTCTTTTAAGCCTACTTGTTTATCCACTGACTTTGTTACTTCCTTAACTTCTTTTTTAAGTTTAGCAAGTTCATCAGAAGCTCGAGATTTATACAGCTGTGTAGCCATTTCTGCTTTTGCTTCTGCCTTAGCCAGTTTCTTTTCAAATTCCTTAACTTCAACTCTTTTCCTGTCATGGACAGATTCACGCTGTGCAGTTTGCAGATCGCCTTTTAGTTTTTTAATCTGATTCTGCTGCTGTTGAACCTGCTGCATGAGTTTCTGCATTTGTCCAGCTCTTTCGAGTACGCCTTCCATATCAGCAACGTCTGTTTGCTTTAAAACTTCAATTTGATCAATAAGACCACTCTTGAAGAGCTCCATATAGTATTCAAACCTAGCCCATCGGTTAGATGGTAGAGTTGAGCCAGAAACAACGATAATATCGTATTTACCTACAGATATATCGTTTACTTTTTTAATCAGATGTCCACTGACATCATCATAAAGATTTTGATTAATTTTTACTTCTAATGGTTTATTGTTAGGCTGTATAAGCCTTATAATCTTTTCAGATGTATAGACATATTGCATTAGACCAACAACTGCTTTAGCGAGTTGATTTAGTGAATATTCTATATCATCTTTCTTGGACTTGATGCGTCTTTGACCATATTCGTCAAGTGCAACAGTTCCTTTAAATGTTTGCGGGGCTGAACCAACATCCCCTTGCATAAATGTATAAATACCAAGTATTCGTTCTATATCAGCCTTTGCATCCGCTTCATTCTTATATAATTCATTAGGCAGCGGTACTGGCCCTGCTACAATTGGCTGTCCAAGCTCTGGGTCGAATTCAATTACAGCTGTACCTGCACGACCCCATTCTTCTTCTAATTGCTTTTTATTCATTGAACCACGGGGGATAAGCAGTTTAACATTAGTTGAACTACTAGCATGGGCAACAATAAGAGATCGCAGCTTATTAATATATTCCTGTAATCCACGTACAGTTCTAACATCGCTTATTGGATAAGGATTTCTGTTATGATTATTCATAAATGGAACAATCGGATAATCCTCTATAGGCAATACTACAGAATACAGATACTCATCACCTACTGAGATACATTGTTTTATATTGGTAGCCATTATCTTATTGACCATAATCTTTTCATTGTCAATAAGTTCAGCTTTGGTGATGGGATCAATAGCAGTATAGCTATTCGGTATTGAATTTTCATTCTCACGACCAGCTACTGGTGTAGGTTGTCCTGTTAGCGGATCAAGCTCTAAGTGGTACACTTTACCAATATCATCATGTATTTGCATGAATTTGGATACATTGAGCTCGTCTGTGAATATCTGCTGTTCTCCTCCAGAAACAGTTAATATAACTGCTGGTTCTTCTCTGTATTCTGCATATTGCGGGTCATTTATAATTTTCTCTTCATTCGACAGTGGGTCGAATATCCTGTAATATGGTACTTTTACCTTGGTATATCTTTCAAATACTTCCAGTTCACGTTCAAGATCAACATCCAACATTTCATGCTTTCTGGACTTAGGAAGAACGTCTTCTTTCATTATACCAAAACGATTCTCATCCACTGAGCTTATATGGCTTGTTTCTGAGGATTGTCTAATGTTTTCCTCAAATTCTGGATATATTTGAATTAATTCTTTTTCTGTAATGCGCTTTGCTATTATAATATTACTAGCATCCCGACAGAACGGGTCTTGTGAGTCAGCATCGAAATAAACAGAGAATGGATCAATTGATTTAATATATACTTCACCTTTACCGAAATCAGCATCTGGGGCTATATATGAAACCATCACACCCATGCCTTTTACATAATAATCATCAATACACTGTTTTAGTTCAGTATTGCCATTTGATATGTCCCAGACCCATGACATAAGGTCTGAGAATATTCTTCCTACTTTTGTATCTGAAGTATCTCGCCCTGTAGATTGAAATCTGGGAGAGTTAGCGGTAAGCATAGCTTTTGCTTGCTCTACCGCTGGGTGGATCACATTTACGACTAGAGGTTCCTGTGCTCTAGCACGTAATGACTTTACCTGCTTATCAGACCATTGCTTCCCTGCTCGAAATTCTGCATCTTCAGCTGCTTGACTAGCCCAGTCTGAACGTGCAGAACTATAGTTAGAGAATAAGTCTTGGGTTAGTCTTACTTCTGGATGTATCTCTGGCATGTGGAAATATGCTTCGCAACATCATCTTATACGAAATCGAGGTCATTATTGTTCCCTCTAAATTAATTATACTTTAAGCAATCATCCAATCAAAAGTTTTATCTGTTACGTATTGATCCTCTTTTAATTTCATATCGCTTGCTTCGTGAGCAGGTGTATAGGTATTCTTCATTGCATAGTATAGGCCATCTAATAAATCATCATTCCTAGCTCTTGGATACAATAATAACTCATCTCTTAGTTCTTCCATGTTATCAAGCATGTATACTTTGTTCTGAGCGAAGTATGGTTCCATAGTTTCCAGTCTTGCTGATTTACTTGCTCTTGGCCTTTCCTTTATCTCTAGACCAGCAATAAACATGTTCTCTTGATCACATCGTTCCCTTATATACTCCCGCAGCATCTCCTGATAGCCTACTGATTCTATCCGCACCTTAGAAGGTTTCATTATCTTGAAATGCTCTATTATTTGATTAGCAAGATTCATAGGGGTAGCCCTTTTGCGGTAGTAAGGGAGTATATACCTATTATTTTCATTATCAACACCTACAGCAACTATAGTGCTATAATCTGCTGTTTTTCGTGTTGATGATGCAGGGTCTACCCCCATAAAGACATTTATTGGTAATAGCTGGTCGGTGTCCTTCCCGTTTATACTTTTAAATTGAATAAACGCATCACCGCCTTCTCCATGAACTAATTTGCCATCATAATACTGAAAATACTTTTCTTGGAACAGCTGATCCTCGTCTCCAATGATTTGACACAGATATTCTCTATAAAACACTGAAACTCGATTTATAGACTCAAGTTCTTCTTTTTTCTTTAATAATTTTTCAATAGGATGCCATTCTTCCCATAATGAGATATTCTTTTCAATATTAGGAGCGAAATGCATATTCTCCCAGCCTGACATCTCTTTTAATGTTTCAACAAGACAACGCTGGTGCTGCGGAGTACCAATGACCGCTATACGGCCACGTTGTGGGTCTAGGGAGGGGAGCGCACTCTGCAACAGCCAGCGTAAGTTTACTTCCATAGCTTCAGAGGTCTTGGTATTATTCTCGTCCTCTGGATCGTCTACTATAATAAGGGTAGGGCGTTGATTGCCCTTTTTTATACCACGAAGCTGCTGACCAGTACCTTTACATATAACCATTGAACCATCCTTCAGTTCAATCTCCGATTTAGACCATTGTTTAGCTGAATATTGCCCCCAATAACCAAATAAGCCCCTGAAATTACTGGAATAGTCTAAACAGTCCTTTAAAGTACCTAATAATTTAATAGCATGGTCTTGCGTTCTTGAAACAAGTACAATTAACTTTTGCCCCCCGTGGAACATGAGGTGATAAAGAGGAAAAACACCACCAACGATAGAGGACTTTGCATGACCACGGGGAGCGACAATATTTATCTGCTTTATATCCTCATTCATCAGCCTCGTCGATATTTCATAGTGAAATGAAGGAGACGCTGACGAAAACATGTTCGGCATACAGACCTTACCAAACAATACTAGATTTTCTTTTATTTTTTTTAGATTCTCAGTCTTTGAATCCATAGGTATACATTGCGTCTATCATTTCTAATTCATTAATAGCATCATATGCTGTTTTCTTCATTGATTCATTAGACATAGAACTGCTATTTGCTATATCAGCCAAAGCTTCTACAGCGATCTCTATCTGCATTCTAATAATATTGTGAGGATCAACGCCCAGATACTGGTCTTCAGGGCTGACTAGATTCTTTTGACTCATTGACTTCTTCTTTCCGCTGCATCAGCAAAGATTTTTCCTCAGATTCTATTGCGTCTGCTATGCTACTGGACACGTCTAACTGTAATGTATCTGTTGTAATCTTCTTAGAAGGTTTCATTTCCAGTAGCTCCATAAAATAATCGCATGCTTTTAGCATATTGGTGACATCTTGTTTATGACGAGCAATGTCTACTGCTTCGAGCATGGTGTCAACTACCGAGGATTTGCTGATACCTTTCTCTTCCATAATCTCTTTTAGTTTCTTCTCTATCATATCTCTGATAAACTCCTGTTTCAGTACCCTCTTTACCGTCACAGACGGTTCTAGCTGGTCAGGGCGATATATATTACCCAACTTATTGTAATCAAATCCCTGACTAGAGAGTGCTTGCCCGACATAGGCATTTACTAGGTTCTTGGTACGTGTTTTTCGAGACTCTCGATCCTGCCATGACTTAGGATTGGATTGTGAATAACTTCCATAGGCTTTATTCACCATATACTCAATACGATTAGTATTGCCAGCCCAATTTGCGCCATGACACAGCTTCACAAAGGTCTTTACCCGACCATTTTTGTCGGTATAATCCTTTCTGCCAATACATAGGCCCACATAGCCGTCATCTGTAGTGGCATAATCTCCCTCTTTTGCCTGTTTCCAGTGCAAATACGGTAATCCTTCGGATTCCGCTTCTTCTTCGGTATAAATATTATATACTTTATTTATACCCTTTATTCTTCTTTTTAATGTATCCATCAATTGCCAGATAATAGTGTTATATAGTCTCCATCTACTAGAACGTACATATCTCCGATTATACTGAACTGATATAACTCAGTACTGATCATATTACCAGCATTGTCGATATACCAAGACTTCAATATGTAGTTTCCAGCGGGAATCTGGTCAATATCTCCCTGAATTGTATAAGGACACATATATTCCTGTGAATACAACACATTATCGGTAGTCGTTTGACTTATTGTCAATATCTGACTACAACTTGGTGGTACATTCCCAGTCTCTACGTATACATCGTATAACGTACTATCTTCGTAGGTCTCTCCTACATATACAGTATCAATTTGATACACAGTATCAATTGTTACGACATATACAGTATCTCCCACACGTTCATCATACAAAGTATCTACATAAACGTCATATATGGTATCATTATAGGTTGTGTATACGGTATCTGTCTGGTATACATACAGAGTATCCGTATCACCTTGTGTTATTATTTCTTCTATTGCGCAGCTATAGCTCAATACAAAAGCTAATAGCAAAGCAATGAATCCTCTTTTATTCATTTTCACTCCCTTACGTGTATATACTTAAAGTAAAACCCTAGTGTATACACTATTGTGTTTATTTAATATACTAGGAAAAGAGTAAATACACAATAGTGTATATACTATAGAGTTAATCCCTACTCTCAATGGTTTGAGGTGGCCTTTTATTTAACTGCTGCTCTATAATCTTGTTAATAATCTTTATTTCTGCATCCAACACTTGTGATTCTTCATTGAGCTGCTTCATTCCATCGTGAAAACTGTCCTCATCTATCATGTGGCTCTCCCACATCCCAGTGCTTATATTAAATACTTCAAATATCCTGCGTTTTCCCATGCCTAATTATACAAATAAACAGGTTAATTGTTCCACAAGAGAGTGTTGATTACAAAACTATTTCTACAATGTGTGTGGTAGAGATGAGTTATACCCACCCCCCTTGAATTACGGGTTACGGGTTGCAACTAGGTTGAGTTCAACCGTTGAGTTACATTCAAGTTGGTTGGGTATACTCGTCACACTATAGTGTTACACTCACTCACTCATCCCCCTAACATGTACGCATGTATACTACTAATCCCCACCTACACGTGAGAGCTAGGTGGTATACCATACGTGTAGCTACCCTTATTTGTGGTAAGTGTAGGTGTATACATACCATGTCATATAGAAGCCCAAACGCTATGCAAGGTTAACTAACAGTAAACCCCGTTCACAACAGACACACCTATGCTTACTACCCTTAATTGTGGTAATGTTAACTAATTAAACATAAGAGGTACTAATATGAGCATTATAGCACAAATCAAACTTGCTTGGAAAGCAACAATGGATATTGTAAACAAACCTAAGTCAACTTACAAGGAAATGGTAAAGCTCGACTTAGATGAAGAGTTTATGAAAAGACTATATCGAATACCCAATACCAACATTAATACTGTAGTCAGGGTCATGTGGGAATCATACAACCAGCTTGTAATAAGTGGCGATAGACTGCTGATAAAGCACGACGAACTAAAGACTGAGAATATGACCTTAATTGCTAAGTCAACTAAAGTCATAAATGAGTGTCATGGACAAATAGAGGCTCTAGAGTCCTCACTGAACACTTCAAGATACTTCATATTCTTGAGTGGAATGTGTGGCTTTGTCCTTGGCTTGGCATGTCTTTACTTTGTAGTCTAACCATATAGGGTAGCTTGGCGTTTGCTGAGTTACCCTTTTTTGTAGTTAATCATAGAAAGGGGGCACATATGTGTCAAGATTGTGGTCATACAGACAGTTATACTGTTAGTGGGCATGATAAGTGTTCAAACTGTCATATAGAGTCCTATGATCATCTCCAGAGGGTACGCCAATATCACAACGAGGAAAGATTGTCAGACTTGTACGATCGTTCCAAGATGGACGAAGAATTTAAGTACCTTGAGATGAAGTATCATCTGGACTGATAACTGGGGGGATTAACTTCCCCCCTTTTATAGTTTTATATAGAGTAAATAGGTAAATGCCACTTAAGTTATTTGATACGTCGGATAACCGCTAACAGGGCGAGGCTATTTATTCCGTAAAGAGGGCAGAATGTACCTTAGTCGACTATAAATGTTGGTCTAATATGGCAGGGACACCAACCTGCCCTCTTATATTTTCTGTATTACCTAAAAATACTGGGATTGTCAAAAAAGGCGTTTATTTAAATACCCTTTTATTTGATTACTTAACCTTAAACAATAAACAAAGGAGTACATCATGATGAAGTTGAGTGAAATACTAAGTGTAATTGCACCAGTTATCACATTCCAGCGTTCTACAAAGGTAGGCGAGGATTGGGAAAACGAACGTGTTAGCTTAAGCAACGTGAAAGCGTCAGAGTTACCACCAGAAGGTGATGAGACACCGCCTGTGATCTACAATATGTGGGTGAATTCACACGCTACAAGTGAAAACGTGGCTGAGGCTAGGGATAGACTAGCTGATAAAGGTCTACGTATTCTAACGACTGATGAAAGTATATTTGTAAGTGAATCCAACGGTTCCTGCAGATTCATGATCATCGGTAATCAAGCGTAATACTAGGGGAAGTGGGTAAAACCACTTCCCTTTTTTTTGCTTAATATAAGGATAACAAATGTCAACAATAGAACTAAACAATCCCGAATTAACGCAAAATTTAAAAGAACTATCTGAATTATATAATGTTGATAGTGATGAACTATTAACAGAAATAATTAGAAGTGGTTTGATTGCGTGGAGACTAAAGTATATGGATTTAGAAATGAAAGGTCTAAGAGAAAAAGGAAGTAAAATAAACCAACAAATCTTTAGAAATACACCATACTATAAACGCTAAAAGAGGAGGCACATAATATGTATAATGAAAGATTATATGTAGACGAATGGAAATTGCCAGATAAATTCAGAGAAGATTGGATAAAAGCACTAAAAAGCGATAAATACGAACAAACGCAAGGTGCTTTGTGCGATATTTTAGACGCAAAAAGCAGTTATTGTGCTTTAGGTGTAGCCTGTAAAGTGCTTGGTTATGCAGACGAAGACCTAGATGGAGTACTAGGTTTTTCAAGTAAAGATATGTGGAACAAAATACCAAATAACCTGAAAGATAAAGATGAATTAACTAGTATGATAGTTCAAATGAATGATGACGAATGTCTTGACTTTAATAAGATCGCAGATTGGATAAAACAAGCTACTTATTCTGACGAATAAATAGTAAATTCTATCTCTAAAAGAGGAGGTAAAATGAGTGATATGGCAGAGGTGATGCTGAGTAAAAAACAGATCACTAAAATCGCATCAGGGACTCACATTCCTATACTATTTTCAAAAAAGGAATTAGAGTCACTTGGTAACGAATTAACAGATGTGCTTGGTGACAAGAAGATAGACAGTCTCGGCTCACTAGCAACACTACTAAAACAAATCGACAAGATATACAAAGAACATTTCTAGTATACCCTTTTGTTTAGATTAATAGGAGTACGCATGGAATGCTATATACATAACTGTGAATTAACATCACAGGAAGTACAATCTAGTAAATACACAACAACAATGATCGAACCTGAGTATACAGAAGTATATTTCTGTGAAGAATGCTTCGAGGAATATACTGAAGGTAAAAGAAAGTCATATAAGACTTGGGAATCCAACGAAATATATAGTGCTTTTCAGGTCGATCTAGATATTAAAGCATGGAAGGAGGACAACAATGGGTAAATTTCAAGCTGCAGGTACAATAGGTAGAACTATTGGCTATATAACTTGGGCAATAAGTAATACGCTCAGAATAGCCAAAAGTGCTACAACCAAGAGCTTCGACTTCATATCTAATAGAAATAGGTATAATCTTGAGGTTACTGTTCAAAATAAGACAATCAGAACCGAAACAGGTGTAAATACATCACAAGTTATAGCATTACTTGAAACAATGCACAACTTTGGTGATGTAGAAATACACATAAGCAATGGAGAGCTACGCCATGACGAGGAAGCAGAGATGGGCACAAACCCTGATACAAATAACACGGGACATTCCACCAGCGAAGAGACCGTACATTCCTACGACACGTTCTAAATTTGATGACCTGAGAGGCATGTCCACCGTGGAGTTGAGAGATTGGTTCCAAAGGAACAGAAAGTTCTATGACTACGTTGATAACGGAAGAAGAGAACCGCTGTTCCTTACAATGGTATCAAAGTTGCAGTATGCAAACTTGCTGCTTAAAGGCATCATAACGCATTGAGTGTAGCGTGCTCTCAAATGGGGCTGGGTATGTATGTGGGAACGGTACTGTACCGATCCATAAGACTCCAGCCCCTTAACTTAATAATATAAGGAAACTATGGTTGATATACTTAAAGAGTTAGAAGAAAACAATGTATTTCTTAAAGAATATAAAGATATACGCATTGCACTTGATATATGTACAGAGTACATGGATGATACAAGAAATACAGTGAATAATGCGTTGTCTAGAATAAAAGCAAAAGAAGTGCTTTTAAATCTTGAACTTAAAAACTATGAAGAGGATATGTTGCAAATGGCAGAAGACCCATTGCCTAATCCTATAAAAGGAGGGAACAATGGCCCATCAACTACTGGATGACACTATGTTCTATGTAGGTGAAACGCCTTGGCATAAACTAGGTGTACCATTAGATAATCCACCCACAATAGAAGAGGCAGTTATACTAGCCAACTTAGATTGGGAAGTGTATAAAAAGCCCACTTATTATTTCAAGGGCGTTGATAATACATATACGTTATCTAATTTTGCCAATATGCTATATGGAAAAACAATGGTAGAAACTGATCACTATGTAACAATTAAAGAGGATAATGAAGGCGAATGTATGGTGCTAGGCAATGTATCTGAAAGATATGAAGTGCTGCAGAATACAGACGCTTTCACGCCCTTTAATGTGTTACTTGACCATGGCTATGAACTTGAGACAGCTGGTGCTGTAAGAGAGGGTAGAATGGTCTGGATATTGGCTAGGAAAGTGGACAACGAACTCAACAAGGTCGGTGACGACAATGTAGAACGGTACGTTGTACTAATGAATAGTCATGATGGTTCAACACCAGTGTTCATGCAGCCTACTACCATAAGAGTAGTATGTGCTAATACACTGGACTATGCATTATCTAAGGAATCTCCGCTGAGATTTTCCATTAAGCATACAACTAATGTAAAAGAGAGACTTGAAGAAGTC